GATGCGTCGAGCTTTTGCTGCTCTAGTTTCTTCTGAAGCTCCTTGAGAGCGAGTAAAGAGGGACCGCCGGGGTCAGCGAGGCCTTCTTTGTTTTCATTCTTACGAACAAAGCGATCAATGATAGATCTTCGGCCCGTGACCTTGTCGATCACACGACCACCAACGCCTATTCCCAGCGTTGTCCCGTCAGTTAAGAAGGCGGCGGGGCCAAATGCGGCGTTTTGAATACCTCTAGATATACTGTAGCCACCATCCATTTTGGTGGGCAAAAAGACGTCTGTGTATTGGCTTATGCCGCCCTTCTGCCCGTTCTGGAATAGCTCTGTCGTGATATTCGACATTCTAAGGGCATTAAGAAGCTCACCGGCCTCTTTGGTAGGTGGCAAAAGGCGTTTTATTGCCGCAAATTGCTCCTCAGTGACGCTCCTTGCCACCTTTGTCTTACCAGCAGCAACTGCAGAGGTTGCAGGGTTGATCTGCTCAAGCAACTGATCAAGTGAGGCTGCTTTCTTAGGGTCCAGACGTTCTTTGATGCCATCTAAGGACGCCAAGTTCTTAATGTTCTGTACAATCTGACCCCTGACGGCCTCAAGTGCAGCCTTGGCGCTCTTTTTGCCAGTGCTTACGTCTTTCAAGTTGTACCCGTCTGTGCCTGCTACGCTGCGAAGCATACGTGCAACGTCAGCGGCTGCGCGTTTCTCTTGAGAAGATAGGCTTTCTGGGTCGACGATAGTGCCGTCTTTCTTAAACATTGAGCGCGTTTGCCCGAAAGCTTGGACGCCCGATATTGGTCCCGCTGCTAGGGCAGAGGCTAAAAGTTCTCCGGGGTTTTGCTCTTGATCAGTCACTGCAGTTGCAAGCGCTTCCCCAGCAACTTCACCAGTGGTTTCTAAACCGGTTCCTGCAAGAATGGCCCCCGTATTCTTTAGTTTTGTAGGGTTGGCGGCGTTTTGAGCGGCACTGTAAACTCTACCCGCTGCTGAACCAAAAGCTAACTCGGTTGCACCAATAGCCAACGCTCTGTTTCGCGCATCTGCAACCATTTGCATCATACGGTCAGGGTTAGCTTTAAACCAAGCCTCTAGCGCATCTTTATCTTGTACGTTTACGCCCTCAGAGCCTAAAGTACGCGCTAAGTCTTGAGACATTGCAATACCTAATTCGGTGCTTCCACCAACAAGGGAAGCAAGCAAAGCGCCCGACTGAGGTCCTCCTAATGCCGTACCGACAATAGCAGTGGCAACTGCTGGGGCCATTGCAGGTAAAGTACGGAGAAGGACAGTGCGGCCAACACCAAGTCTATCCTCATTAAAACTGTCAAATGCGTCTGATGCTTTTGCAAGAAAACCCTCACCTTGTGGGTTAAACATTTTAGCAGCAGAAGGATTCAAAGGTATTTCCGAGGCCTGCACGCTTAAGTCCATGATAGTAGGCAAGATACCAGCAAGCTTTTGAGTTGCATCAGATGCCGCTACATCAAGGTCAGATTGGAATTGCTGGGCGCTCGGCGTGGAAGCAAAAGATCTCCTGTCGTTTGCCTGCTGTCTTAAATTCTTTATTTCATCTCTAAGCTGGGCTGCTGCATCTGGGTCTGCCTCTTCAAGCATCGACAACTCAGACTCATAGGCATCAGCCTGTTGGTCAAAATAAGAGGCATCTTTTTCTAGTTGCGTTTGAGACGCCACGTCACTTGTGGCTGTGCCTACCGTTGATATTTGTTTTGCAGCTTTTATGCCGGGGATGATGGTCTTAGCCATCAACATACCTGCCTTTAAATCACCACTCGCACTGCTTTGGTCTGCTGAGGTTTGGGTGACTTGCTGAGGCTGCGATAATGAATTTGCTCTAATCTGCTTGTAAGCGTTTGCAACCTTCTGAAACTCTGGTGTGTCTCTTTTATCTTGGTTGGCGATAAGCCACTTACTGTATGATGCTAGTCTGGGGTCTTGTTGCGTCATAAGCTACCCCCCATTTACTATGCTGTCGGCTTGTTTGAGTATATCTTCTGAGACTGTAGAGGCAGGGCTGCTTGTTGTTGAGCCACCTACTTCAGCGGCTCTCTCATTCGACATACCATTCTGTTGAACTTGTCTCAGGATTTCTAGACGAGGCTCAATCCAAGCGATCCATACGTTCTCATCGTCAGTGATCTTAGGTATTGGACGCTGAAACAGAGCCATTTCACGGTCTGTAATCGCACCTTTAGTCTTAGAGGTGAACTCAAGGGTCGCAAAGACAGCCATCTCTTCCAGCAGCAAGCGTTTCGCGGCCTTCTCAGTGTCTCCACCATACCCTAAGATGTTTAAGCCTGACCGATCCAATATTGCTCTTACAGTACCATCACCGTAGCCTGTCAGGCCCCCTTGTTTTAAGGCTTCAATAGCTGCAGTCATGTTGTTTATCTCACGGCTCACATCAGCATCTGGCTTGCCGTCCTTAGCCTTACCAGCAGACTTAGCCATACGAGCAGCCAGAGCGTCCTTGCGGCGCTGCTCCTCGTTGGCTGCAGCGACCTGAGCGTTGTACTCTTCCATCTCACGCGCACGGTTGTAGTCCATGATGTTGCCGTAGGAATCTGTCATGGCACCCATAGACGCAAGACCACCCTGTGATGCCCCTGCCATGCCTGCGCCACCCATGCGGATCATGGCTTCTCCTAAGCCAATCCGCTGGTTAGGCATCTGCAACGCTGGTTGACGCATTGAGCCTCTTGCGTTGCCTGTGGCTCCTACTGCTAAGGCTGGCTGGTTAGTTGGCTGAGGTTGCTGTTGAGGTGCTAAGGCTGGAGCCATAGGGGCACCCATGCTCATTGGTGTCGAAGCGACATAACGATTGAAGTTCGTCGAGTAGGGCATCGGATATAGGTTGTTCAGAGTATCTGCTGGGTTCAATATGTTTGCCATCTCTAGTTACCCCCGCGCTACATAAGGTGGAGCGTAAGAAGCGCCCATAGAGTTACCGGTGTTGCCATAGACGGTGCCTGAGCCAAACTGGACGGGACGACCAAAACCAAACATTGAGGCAATCTGAGGCCCATACTGCTGACCAAATCCAAAGCCCGACATTGCGCCACCCATTGCTGCAGCGCCGGGGTTCACCATGTTTGGCTGATAGGTGTTGCTAGTAGTAGGCGCACGACCCAACATGCCGCTCATGTAGTCTTTGTACATGTTGTAACCGAAGTCGCGGTTGCCCTCGAAACGTGCTCTGTCGTCATTCAGACGGTTCTGCTCTTCGCCTTGCAAGAAGCGACCTGCATCCATTCCAAAGCCTGCCCCGGTCGACATTGTGTTCAAGGCGTTGTTGTAGGTGTTCGCAAGTTGTGCGTTGGCGTCCATAGATCTTGCAAAGGCATTGGCATCTGCGTTCATCTTACGGTCAATCAGGTTGTTTCTGACGGTCTCTCCGGTTGCCGCTGTCTGCCTCGCTAGTTCGCTGTTAAGAGCAGCGTCAGCAATACCGGCGCGGCTGCTGTTTACGTTGCCTGTGCCTGAGGACGACATGTTGTTGCCCTGCATGGCAAGCTGGGTGTTGCGGCGAGCGTCACTCATCAGGGCGTCTGTCAGAGCGCCTGCGTTCTCGTTGGCGTAGTCGATGGCTCCGCTGAGGCTGTCTTGCTGGGCCTGATCATAAAGATCTCGATAGTTCTGACCGAAGCCGCTGCCCAAGTTGAACATGTCGAAACCAGACGACATAACACCGGGCGCAAAGCCCCCCATAGTGTTGGCTGCTCCTGCTGCAAAGGGATTGGTGCCAGCTAAGGTTTGACCTTGGTAGTAACCTGAGTTGAGGACATCGTTGAAGGCACCTTGGCCCCCTTTGAGGCCTGCGTCGACATAAGGCTTGTACTGATTGAACCCCGCCATGTTGGCTGCGTTGGCCCTGTCGATAGCCTTGCGGTCTTCTTGGGCGCGTTTGTTGCCCATGATGCCGCCTATTACGGCACCTGCTATTTGACCCCACATAGGTTTCTATCCTTGTTCTTTTGCTTTGTTTTTGATTAGGTTTCGAGCTTCTTCAGAGAGACGCACCTCGACACAAACATTGCGTTGTCTGTTGGTTTTGTTCGGTTCAAGAGATCCGCATTGACTCGACTGAATGTCCTGCAGTCTTCGTAGTTCCGAAACATCTCTGGATGCACGATAATGCTGTAGTTGGTACCAATCCATAACACTACCACATACACGAAACCCTCCAGCATCCTTAGACATCCACCCACGCCGTACCGTTGTAGACGACAAGACCCTCAGAGGCATCGCCAAGGGGGTCCCACGGGGACACGTTGAAACGCAACATGCCCTTGCGTGGGCTGTCTGGGGGGTTATCTGCAACCTGCACACTGCTGCTCACTAGCGTAGAGATAGAGCGCTCAAGTTGCTGGAGTTCTTCTTGGATGTACCTCTTCAAGTCATCTTCTAGGGATGGCAACGGGCGTCTCGCGTATGGGTACGCAAGTACGTTGGTTTTATCCGATAGTGCCATCTTGAGGGTTCCTGCATTTTAGCGTCTGCTAACGCCGTCCCGTGACGACGACATCGACGTCCATTCCAGAGAACTTGAAGTCCTTATTGGACGTGTCGTCTGTAAGCTTGTAGCTGAGGTATCTGCCTGATGCGCGTGTGTCGACCTTGTGGTCCGTCGACATGTCGTAGGTCACTGCAGTGCCATAGCTTGGGATACCAGAGGGCAAGTCAGCAGATCCAAAGGTGAACGTGACTTCACTGTCAGAGTCACTGGTGGTGATCTGAGGGTAAAACGCTTTGAGGACCTTGTAGCCGCTGAGGGGGCTACCGGCTTCCTGATCGAGGTCTATGCCGACACGCTCTAGGAATATGCTCTGGGTCGCTGAGGTGTCTATGGGGGCCTGTATATCACCCACGGTGGCACCATCCATGGCAAGAAGCTTGTCGCTGCTCAGAGAGCCACTGAGGGACTTACTGAAGAACACGTTGTGACGCGCATAGTTGCTCTCTTGACCGTGGTAAGAGCCGCCGGTGGTGGCATATGTGGTCGTGGCAGTAGCGTAGGTGGCTACAGTGTTGACGTTGGCTGTCGTGCCAGAGACGACATTGGGGAGATCGACAAAGGACCATGTGTTTGCGCGGTAGTTGAATACGGCTGCACGGTTGCAGTGGCTGGCGTCTGGCATGGTGACCATGTCGTCGCCGGTGTGGTAGCAGAAGTAGATTTCTTCAAGGAGCGCATTGTGGTGCACAAAGCAGGCTTCGGTTTTGGAACTATCGAGGCCACTGAAGATGTAATCACGGACGCGCTGGTCACTTATGGATTGGCGGGTGTTGCCATCGTGGACGTAGATGTCGTCGTTGTCGAATACGTAGTGGCGACCCTCAACTTCAACGACACAATTCTGATTGATGACCCCGCAATCATCAAACAGCTTTCTGAAGTTAAAGATGAAGGTGCCGCCTACGAACTCCATGTTGTACACTTGGTCACTGGAGTAAATCACGAAGTTGGTGCCTAAAGTCTCGCCGTCGACGATAGGTGTGTTCATCTGCACCAAGTCGTTGAACCCAGCGCTCTTCGTGGCGTCTGTGGCGTCCCAACTAGAGGGAACACTGTTGGCAAGCGCTATGTCACTGAAGCGCACACGGTTGGGGTACTCGGTGCCACTCTCGGTCATATTAAGGGCGACAAGAAAGTCTCCGTAGCTGCGCAGAGAGTTGCACCGGTGGTTGGCATCCCAGTTCGTCAGGTTGGCGAAGGTGGTGCCGCCGGGGGCTAGGAAGACAGGCACACGGTCAGGGCGGTTGATGTACTGGACGTCTGCTAGGGTAGTGGTCGTGAAGGGGGCTGTAGAGGCGCTGGTATTAAAGTCGACATTGGACGTGAGGGTGCCGTTGGAGAACGTGTAGACGTGGTACAGGTCAGTGACGACAGTCAGCGTGTCGTAGCCTGCAGAGCCGCCGAAAACGCCTGTGATGTGCGAGGGGTTGCCGTCGAGCGTGAGAGCACCTGAGATGTCTCGGAAGATGGGCGAACGCTCCACGTTGCCTTCTTGGGTGAAACGGACGTTCTTAGCGCGTGTGAAGCCGTTGAACGGCAGGTTGAACGGATCGAGGTCAGTGAGTACACCTGCGCTCCCTAGTTGGCGTACCGGTAACAAAGGCATGTCTGAGGTGTAACTCTAAGTTAAGTCTTAATGATGTAGCCCATGGCGACAAAGGGCGGTCGGTTTTCGTGGGATGAGTCGCCACCAGTGTTGGCAATGCTTGTGGTGGTCGCCACAGTGATGCCTGTGGTGGCTGGGTCGGTTGTTCTTGTTGTGGTCTGAGAAGGTCTATTGGTTCCGCTCCCACCGTTACCTGCCTGACCCACATAAGTGTGAGAGTGACCGGGGTCAGTAACAGTCGACGTCGATGTTGCCGTGTGATTGTGCGCTGGGATCTGAGAGGTCGTCAAAGTAACGCTGTCTGCACCGCCAGTGGTGCCTACGCTATAGGTGCCAGACGACCCTACACCGGCGACAAACTTGTCTACCAGATTAGGCAGAATGAAGTTCGTGTTGGTAACTGGGGTACCGAAGGTACTACCAATGACAGCGTATAGGTCAGCGTAGGTGGTCTGGCTGACCTCACTGCCGTCACACAATAGCCAACCGGTGGGGACTGCGTTGACAGCACCGGTCCACATTAGGAGACCGCCGGTCGGGACGACAAACCCAAGCTGGGTCTGGATGGCTGAGGTGACACCGTTGAGGTGCTGGAACTCGGCTGCAGTTACACCAGCGGCTGAAGCACCAGAGACGATGTTTAGGTCGTCTTCGGTGGACGTGACGGCACCGTCGATATTCGGAAAAGTACTCTTGATGGTACTTTTGATGAGGCGAAGGTGGTCGTCGGCCTGAGAGAGACCATCAGTCGACACAGGGTTACTTGCGTTCAGACTGTTGATATACGTTCCGGTTTCTAGGGCCATCTTGGGGGTTTCCTGAGTGTTTTCTTAGGGCGGCTCTCTGCTTTCAAAGGCCTGACTACAACAACAACAACGGCTGGGTTTAGTCGGACTTTTGAAATCGATTGATTGATTTGGGTACTGGGGGCCTAAAAGTGACGATATGGGACCCGCAAAAGAAATCATTGGTTATAAGTCATTGATTTCATTGGATATCGTAGGCAACGGATGTGATATCCGTTGACCCCCACTGGGTATCTGTGGTGCCACTCGAAGACATTAGTTTTCATTATGTGATTTTTATAGGCGTCATTAGGTTTTTCTTAAGAATAAATAGGGTATTGTTAGGAAAAACCTAAGAAACACCTTCGCCAAAACGACAAACCTCTTACGCCTTCCAGTAGACCTCGGTCACCCTCATGCATGAACGACAATACAATTTAGATTGAAACACTTTACTAGTTATCTTTAGTCAACCAAAGCCAACCTAATCTCAAGTAACTAAAGACCTCATCAGCCTCTGTCTTAAGAACGACACGACCAGCATAATCCTACCACCGTCGTGGTAGTTGTACTAAACCAATGCAAACAGCAGACAGACCACAGATCCGCAGATCACCACAGACGACCGACAGTCACTCAACAGCTTAGTCAATGGACCAAGTGTGTTATGACTGTCGGCAATCGGGAGATATACTTAAGAGCACCAGAGCCTTATCGTGAGTGATACTCTCTATAAAGGTGTAACAGTTAGAAATTAGGATAGTTACAATACTTAAGTAATACTTTAGTTATACTGAAGTATCGTTAGGTCCGTTGACCTTTTAAAGCTTACGAAAACATATAGATACTATAGAAGCCTCTGTGCGATTCAGCTTAAGAGGTCAGAGGGACAACTTGTGCAGTCACCGCCTGTTATCAAAGGTCGACGGCTAGTTGTCCCTCGTCTCTCATTCGCAGCTACGTTGGCCTGTCGACGGATCGAAGTAGCAGGCTTCAGCAGCTTCAGAATCAATTGGCACACTTTCGGTACCATCTTGAGAAACCTCATTCAATACACCATAACGCTTACCTGCTGCTCTGAAGGTCGTGATGCCTTTGCAGCCGTCGACCCAAGCATCATAGTATAGTCTCTTGAAGTCATCGTAAGACACGTCAGAGCCTACGTTGCAGGTCTTGCTGACTGCACTGTCGACATACTTCTGGACCAGCGCTAGGACCTTCCTGTGTTGCTCTGCGGTGATACTGTTGGCAGTTCTCCCAGCACATCCTCTGGCGTAAGCATAGTCTTCAAGACGTTCTGTCACCTGTCCTTCCTCTAGGTGCATCGTGCGCTCAGTGAAGAGGCTGAAGGGTGGCTCGATGCCGCTGCTGATGTTGTCTGCCATCAGGCTGATGGTGCCTGTGGGAGCGACAGAGATCAGGTGGCTGTTGCGGATACCACCGCACTCTCTGATGCGATCCTTGACATCCATCGGCAGATTAAAGGCAAAGCTTGATGCACCACCAAGGTATAGCTTCTCGTCGTACAGCGGGAAGGGACCTTTAGCGCTCGCCAGATCTGCTGAGGCTAAATATGCGGTGTCTCTGAGGACCTGCATCAGGCGCTCTGTGAAGAACATGAAGTGCTCACTGGCGTAAGGATACCCAAGCATCTCTGCTGCATTAGCCAAGCCGGTGATGCCTAGGCCCATCCTGCGCTTGTCTTTGGCTTCAATCTCTTGCTCAGGCAGCGGGTAGATCGTGCGGTCAATCACGTTGTCCATCATGGTGACCACATTGTAGATGTCGTCCTTGAAGAGGTCCCAGTTGAAGTCGTTACTTCCGGTCTCTTCCATAGCATCATAAGTGTGCGTGAGGTACTTAGTCAGATTGAAGGAACCCAACAGACAAGCACCGAAGGGTGGCAGTGGTTGTTCACCGCACGGGTTCGTCGCGGCTATATCCTCGCAATACCATAGATTGTTTTTACGGTTGATCTGGTCGATGAACAGAACGCCGGGCTCAGCCCAATCCCAAGTACTGCGCATGATCTCATCCCAGAGAGCCCGTGGATCTATTGTCTTGTAAACACGGCCCTCAAACTTGAGGTCAAACAGTTCGCCGTCCGTCAGAGCATACATGAACTCATCAGTCACACCGACAGAGATGTTGAAGCCTGTCAGTTTGTCGCTGTTGTGCTTCGCTCTGATGAACTCTTCGATGTCAGGATGATCGATGCGCAGAACACCCATTTGAGCGCCTCTACGGTGACCGCTGCTGCTGATGGTTTGGCACACTGCATCATAGATCCCCATGAAGCTCACAGGACCGCTGGAGCGGCTGTCCAGTGACTTAATGAGGTCCTGTCGTGGTCTGATGTTGCTGAAGTCATACCCTATGCCACCGCCGCGTCTCATGGTCTCTGCAGCCTGTGTCGCACGGTGCATGATGCTGGTCATGCTGTCGTCAATAGTACCCGACACAAAGCAGTTGTATGCGGTGGTCTGTCTGGCAGCGCCTATGGCGTTCTGGACGCGCCCTGCAGGCAGGAAGCGCATGTTCAGCAGGATGTTCTGCAGTGCCTCTTCGTGCTTGTCGTCGTCAGCCAGCGTCTTGGCAATGCGGAAGCACTTGTCGGCAAAGCTCTCGTTCTTTTGACAATACTTCTCGCGGTCAATCTGTTGGCTTCTGGGCAATGATGGGCCGTAGTCGGCGGGATTAAAGTTGGGTCGATTATACGTCATGTTGGGGCTTTCGTCCTTCTATTTGGTTAATGCGGAATTGTGCGTATCTGATGATCTTGAGAAGATCGTCGATTTCGTTGCCCTTGAAGCCTGCACGGCTGGCATACTTGATGATGTTGCCTCGCCAGAACTCCATGTCGTTCAGCATGATGAACTCAATGGGTTCGACAGGAAGCTCGTTATAATGTGCAGGATCTGAAGGATGGTCTATTGGCATCTATGCCCCCTTTATCTCGGTCTTCGTTGTATAGTTCGATCCGCACTCCACTGCCCCAGAGACGCATCTCATGTTCGAGCAGGCGTATGCCTAGGGCGTACTCCTCAACGGGTGTAGGGTGGGGGTTGCGGAAGCTTGCTATCAGGTTCCACGGCAGTTTGTGCTTGCCGTTGTTCCAGAAAGCTTTCGTGAAATACTCCGGTCCATACTTCTTCTGACCGAAGGTGGCTGCATGTCTTCCCTTAAGCATCTCATGCTGGCTCCCAGAGCTTTATGGTTCTGTTGGATGCATCCCAGTTGCTGCGCCTCAGTATTCTGGCGCATCGAGCTTGAGTTATTGCTTGGCTCTCTGTCATGCCTGCCTTGCGATAAGCAGCGACAACAGCAGCCCAGCTTGGGCGTGGTCCTAAGATCTTCTCGGCGGTCTTGATTCCGACATTAGGACAGCCCTTGTAACCGTCTGTGATGTCACCGGTCAGCGTCTGCAGCAGGAAGTTTCTGTCGGCTTCCTCTTCGGTGATCGTGAGCATCTCAGCGCTCATGGGCCGGTAGAGTGTGCAAGGGACAGTCTTCATGTCTTTGTCGTCGGATACGACAATGGTCTCGATGCTCTTGTCGGTGCCAAGGATGCCCATGACATCGTCAGCTTCTAGCAGCGGCTCACAAGAGAACTTGTAGGTTTCCTTGGCCCACTCGACGAGTGCTTTGTAACCAACCGGCTTTCGGGTCTTCCGACGACCGCTCTTGTAAGGCACATAAAGCTCATGTCGGAAGTTGTCTCGATCAGACAAGCAGACGATCAGGTTGTCGGTCTGCAGGAAGTCCTTGAGTTCATCGACAAGGGTCTTAAAGACTTCCTTGGCGTCCTTGAGATCAGTCGACAGAGACCAGATGTCGTCTCCCCAATCGATCTCCTGCTCTGCAGCAGCCGCCGCTCTGTAGAGGTATAGGTCACCGTCAAGCAGTATTATCGGGGCCTGAGGTGTCGTCGTGTCGCTCGATGAGGCTTTTGATGTATTCATCTAGCTCGCCTTTCATTATGAGGCCCTTCTCTGTGATGAGCCAAGTTGTTCCAAAGACGTCATCGTCGATGGCGGTCGTTATCATTCCTTCGCAGGCTAATATGGCGACATAGAAAGCAGCCATTCTGGCAAAGTCGCTTTTGATGCCTATGGGCTTTCTCCAAATGCGGTAGAGGACTGTCAGCATCGTCGCCATGTGCAGCGCAAAGGCTGCTTCGGCAGGGTCCTCAATGAGTGTCAGCCCATGTATTTCCGATTTGATATTCTGAGGTGATGGGGATTTTAAACTTGAAAGCCTCTCCGCTCTCTCTCGCCATTCTTGTAGCGATATTACGTCCGACATGCTCTGCGATCTCCTCTGTTCGACAAGCGATCTGGACCTCGTCGTGTATCCAACCAACGATGTAACAATCGCCATCTGGGTAGTGCTCTTGAATTGCTTGATCGATCAGCAGGACCCACTGCTTACACAGGACTGCCCCAGCGCTCTGGAGCAATTGTGAGAGCGCTTTGTGTTCACTTCTGAGGTACAGGTGTCTGCCATCCAGACCGTACAGGTAGCCCCTCTGAGAGGCTGTCTGCAGGTTTCTCTTGAGACGTGCAAAGGCTGGCACAGTGCTCTCAAAAGCCTGCTTCAGCGCTCTGCCTTTCTTAGGGCCACCACCGGCAATCTTGCCAATTAGCATGTCGCCCCCACCATAAATTAGAGAATAGATGAACGTCTTCGCCACGTCTCTCGTCGGCAGTCCGGCGGCTTTCTGGTTATACGTGTGTATGTCTCCATCGAGGACCTGAGCGGTGTACTCAGGGTCATCCATGAAGTGTGCAAAGCATCTTAGCTCCAGACCACTCAGGTCACTCCCCAGCAGCTTCCAGCCCTTTGGCACCGTGAACAACTCACGACACTCTTTACCAAACGGAAGGCGTGTCGCTGGCACCTGACCAAGGTTGGGACCTCGGTGCGCTGCCCGACCGCTGATGGTGCCTTGGCTGACGATAGAGTGTCTGATGCGTCCGTCCTTATGGACGACCTTCATCCAAGCCTGTGGACCCTCAGCCAGTTGGCCTATGCGTTTCTGCAGCAGAAAGAATCGTGCGAGCTTCTGAGCTTCTGGGTACTCAAGTTTACCTAAGGTCGTTTCGTCGATCTGTGCTTTGCCGCTGGGGGTTAGGATCTCTGGTTCCCACCCGTACTTCTGACGCAGGCAGTGCTCGATGTGCGGTCGGCTGTTTGGATTAAAGACGACCTCACGCTTCTTGATGAACACTTCGCCCTTCTTGTAGCCAAGCGTTTTGTTATCACGCGCTGGGACAAAGGGTTCCTCGACAGTCCACGGCGGGAACAGGTCGTATAGCTGTTCGTTTAACTCATGACGCTCTTTTGACAGCACGGCGTAAAGCTTCTCAGCCTTGTGCATGTCAAAGGTCCAACCGTTATTACCAATGTAATAACAGACCTCAGCCATCTTGTGCTCAAGCTCAATGCACCGGTCGTCAACCTTCTCTTGCATCAG